TATAAAAGATTAATTAAAGGTGAAAACATCACATTATTTAGTCCTGAAGTAGCTAATGGGGAGTTGTATAAACTATTCTTTGAAAGCGAAGAAAAGTTTGTTAAGCTATACGAGCAGTTAGAGCAAGACCCATCAGTTAAAAAGAAAACAATACCAGCACTAGATTTATTCCTATCTCTAGCAACTGAACGCTCACAGACAGCTCGTATCTATATTCAAAACGTAGATAATTGTACTAAACAAGGTGTATTTATTCCTGAGTTAGCACCAGTACGTCAGTCTAACTTATGTTTAGAAATCCTACTACCTACAGAACCAATGGGAAGCCCAGAAGAAGAAATTGCATTATGTACATTAGCCGCAGTTAACTTAGGTTTAGTAGAGACTCCAAGCCAGTTCTTAAAGATTTCTAGAGTATTAGTACGCGCCCTAGATAACTTACTAGACTATCAGGACTATGCTGTACCAGCTGCTTTAAAGAATAAATTGCGTAGAACACTAGGTATAGGTGTAATTAACTTTGCTCATGCCTTAGCTAAACGAGGTTTACGTTATGCAGACCAAGGAGCTAAAGAGTATACTCATAAAACATTCGAAACATTACAGTATAGCTTATTAGTTACTAGTAATGAATTAGCTATTGAGAAAGGTGCTTGTGGTCTATTTAGTCATACTAAATACTCTAAAGGGTACACACCAGTAGATAACTATAATAAGAATGTAGATAAGTTAATTAATCCAATTTATCAACATGACTGGGCTAGCTTAACAGAAAGTATCTTAGAGCATGGATTACGTAACTCTACATTAACCGCATTAATGCCTAGTGAAACATCTAGTCAAATTAGTAATGCAACAAATGGTATTGAGCCACCACGTTCACCAATCACTACTAAAGGCTCTAAAGATGGTGTATACCGTCAAGTAGTACCTGATGTAGAAAACTTAATGTACGCATATGATTACGCATGGGATATGAAAGATAATAGAGGCTATATTGACTTAGTTGCTATTATGCAAAAGTTCGTAGACCAAGCAATTAGTGCTAATACATATTATAGACCAAGTAATTATCCTACAGGGATGGTTCCAGCTAATGTTATACTAGGTGATTTAATTTACTCTTATAACTTAGGTGTAAAGACTTGGTACTATCATAATACATATGATGGTGGAAATGCTGACGGTAACATTGAAGAAGAAGATTGCGAGAGTGGGGCATGCAAGATATAGATAAACCTTGGTACGAGGTGTGGCCGAAATGCGCCACACCTACTTTAAGAGTAAAGCAAAACTTAGATGCCTCTATTAAGTTAGATATAACCAAATATAGAGTAAAACAACTAAATCCCAACCTAAAACTATTAGGCATGTACACTAAGGTAGGTAATCCTATACATACCCTATGTACTACTTGCAGCTACGAGTGGAACCCATTGCTATTGCACCTCCTTAAAGGACACGGCTGCCCTAATTGTTCTGGTTTACTAAAAATAACCCACGAACAATTCTTAGATATGCTACCAGAGGGATTAGAGACGCTAGGTATATACAGCGGAATGAGAACTTACTTAGATTTTAAATGTAAACTATGCTCTTTTATTTGGACAACTATACCCAGATGTATAGTACATAATGGGACGGGATGCCCTAGTTGTGCTAACCAAGTATATTCTGTAGTTTACCTACTATACTTGAAAGAAGAAGATTTATATAAAATAGGTATTACTAAAGATAATCAAAAAGTGGGTAAAAGAGCTAAACAAATTCACAAAGATATACAAATAGTCCAGTACTGGGATATTAGGGATAAAAAAGCAAGGGTACTAGAGAAGTACTTGCATAGTTTATTTAAAGAAAAGCAAGTAAATTCTTTACTAGCTAATGCGGGTAGTACAGAGTTTTTTAAACTTGATACTTTAGACTTATATAAAATTAATAAAATAATTGAGGATTTTAACAGTGACAGTATTTAATAAAAGTAAAGTAGACCACTTAGCTCAACCAATCTTTTTTGGTGAGGAGTTAAACGTGGCCCGCACAGAAACAGTAAGACACAAAGTGATTGAGGAGCTAACTAACAAGCAATTAGGTTTCTTTTGGCGCCCCTCGGAAGTAAACTTAATGAAGGATGTAATAGATTATGCAGAACTAAAACCACATGAGTCCTTTATGTTTTTAGCCAACTTAAAATACCAATCCTTACTAGATTCTGTACAGGGTAGAGCGCCAACTATGGCGTTCTTACCTATCTGTTCAGACCCTGGATATGAGCGTTGGATTGAAACTTGGGCGTTTAGTGAGACTATTCACTCAGAAAGCTATACCCATATTTTACGTACAGTACTACCAACTACTGCTACAGAAGTATTCGATAGTATTATTGATACAGAAGAAATCATGAAGCGAGCTACCTCTATTGGTGGTTATTACGATGACTTAATCCGTTTTAACTGTATGAGAGAGCTACGTACAGCAGGATACAATGAATATGCTCATAAAAAAGCGCTATACTTATGTATGCACGCTGTAAATGCACTGGAAGCTATTCGTTTCTATGTATCCTTTGCTATTACATTCTCATTCGGTGAGCGCAAAATTATGGAAGGTGTAGCTAAAACTATCGCTCTTATCGCTAGAGACGAAGCACTACATTTAAAAGGTACTCAGTGGACTATTAGACACTGGCAACGTGGTGATGGTGGAGCAGAATGGAAACGTATTGCTGATGAATGCCATGACGAAGCTGTTTATATCTTTGAAACTGCAAAGCGAGAAGAAAAAGACTGGGGAGTATATTTAATGTCTCTAGGTGCTGTTGTTGGTTTAAACGAAAAGATTATCAATAACTATATTGACTATATTGCAAACCAACGTATGCGCACTGTAGGTTTAATGGCAGAAGAAAGAACCATTACTAAAAACCCTTTACCTTGGATGAATAACTGGTTAAAAACAGATGATAGACAAGTAGCACCTCAGGAAACTGAAGTTACTAGTTATATTACAGCAGGTATTGATATTACAGGTATTAACTTCAATGACTTTGATTGTTAGGGGTTAATAATGAGAAATATTATAGTAAGTTTATGTGATTTAACAGGTATCATGGTTGAGCCTTGGGCTAAGGCAGGTTATACCTGCTTTATCTTTGATGCACAACACCCAAAAGGTTTTACTGTTGATAAAGAACGCCCCAATATTATAAAAGTAGGTGGTTGGCTAACATCAACTAATAATGTATGGGAACAGATTAATAAAGATGAAGTTAAGATTGTATTTGGTTTTCCTGAATGTACAGATTTAGCTGTATCTGGAGCAGCCCATTTTGCTAGAAAAAGGGAGAAAGATCCAGAGTTTCAAGAAAAAGCAATGAACCTAGTATATTTATGCCGCGATGTAGGTGAAGAATCAAATGCTCCTTACTTCCTAGAAAATCCTGTAAGTGTTATTTCTACTAAATGGCGTAAGCCTAATTATATATTTAGCCCTTATGAGTATGGCGGATACTTGCCCGAAGATGATGAACACCCAATTTATCCAGACAAGTTCCCTCCTAGAGACGCATATCCTAAGAAAACCTGCCTATGGACTGGTAACGGATTTATAATGCCAGAAAAGAAACCAGTAGGTGATGTGCTAGACTCAACTAGTTTTAATAATCGCTGTGGTGGACGAAGTAAGAAAACTAAGAACATTCGCTCAGCAACTCCTAGAGGTTTTGCACGAGCGGTATATGAGGCAAATAAATGAAGATAACAACAATATTTGCTATGACTCCTGAAGGAGTTATGGGTGTAGATGATGAACAAAACTATAATCTACCATGGGAACGAAATGCAGAGGATATGGCGTTCCTAAAAGAAACAATCAGATCTATTGCTAACTCTGAAGTAGGTACTAATGTAGTATTACTTACTTTAGGAACTGCTAAGTTACTACCAAGGTCTATGTTTGATTTACTAGAAGAATTAAATTATAAGGTAGTATTGCTAAGTACTGATATACGTAATTTTACCCCGAAAGGGCATTATAAGTTTAGGCTACCAGAAGTTTCTAACCACGCTAAGATATTCAAACACGAAATATTAAATGGTATTGGTTTATTCTTAGATACTAATACTGTAAGTAATATACTCTATCTAGGTAGCCCTAGATTCTTATCGAATATGATGAATATAAGCGATGTATCTTACGTTACTATTCTTAAAGGTAGAGATAAAGCCAAAGCAACACATACAATAAACCCATATACTCAACTAATCCTAGATACTTGTCCACAGGCATTAGTCAAAGAAATTAAAGACGGATACATACTAAAGGTGGCTTCAAAACATGATTCAATATAAACAACTATTAAAAACAATATGTAATGAGGGTACTATCAGAGGAGATAGAACTGGAACAGGTACATTATCTATTTTTGATTATAGAATAGAATTTGACCTACGTGATGGATTTCCAGCATGCACTACTAAGAAACTAGCTTGGAATGCTGTACGTGCAGAGTTAATGTGGTTCTTATCAGGTTCTAGTAACGTAGATGATTTACGTAGACTAACCCATGGAGTATTAGGTCGTAAACAAACTATCTGGGACGCTAACTACAATAAGCAAGCAGTTGATTTAGGTTTGACTGGAGGTGACTTAGGCGCAGTATATGGTAGACAGTGGAGAGCTTTTGCTAATTATAAGATTACTGATCATGGTAACTTAGAGGCAGTAGGAGATAAGGTTGACCAGATTGTAGAACTTCTAAAAGAAGCTAGAGACAACCCAGACTCCCGTAGACTATTAGTATCGGCTTGGAATCCCAATGCATTAGCTGTATCTTCATTACCACCATGCCACTGGGCATTTGAACTGTATATTGATAATGGCTTCTTAGATATGAAATGGCATCAACGTTCCGTAGACGTATTTCTAGGACTACCATTCAATATCGCTAGTTATGCATTATTACAACATATATTTGCACAACTACTAGGTTTAACTCCTAGAAAGTTAGTTGGTGACTTAACTAATGTACACATCTATAATGACCATAGAGACCAGGTTAAAGAGCAGTTATCTAGAAATTGCCTAGAACTACCAACATTAGTACTACCAAAGTTCACATCATTGGAGGAGCTACTTTACTGCGAACCTAATGAGTTTATATTAAAAGGCTATGAAAGCCACCTAGCTATAAAAGCTAACATGTCAGCATAAGGAGTACATATGTCAAGAATAGAACAATTAGAGATAGCACTAGCAGCACAAGAGAAACTCCTTAATACCATTAAGGACGAGATAACTGCTGAAACTAATAAACTAAGACTAGTAGCAGAGGAAGAAAGAAATAGATTAAAATATAGACTTTATAGAGCTATATCCCGCAGAGAATCATACATAGAGGAATTAACAGTTACTCGACGTATTGGTACTTCTACTGAATTACTATCCTTTAATGCTGCTGGTGTTTTGTGTATATCAGACTCGGGTTTTACATTAGATTTCCATAAGAAGCAAATAGCTATAGGGAATATCTCTATAAATCTAGCAAATCTACTAAATGACCTTGATATACTACGAGGTAGAAAGCTATCTATGGAAGAAACATTCCACACTATAATCCTAGATGTATCTAGAAGCAAATATATTAACACAGTAGATAATCTACAATACAAACTAGTAGATTTAAGTAAGATGTTTAACCTATGTACCGCAGGTAAATACAGAGAAAATATTAAACTAATAACACTTACTAATTAAATTAAAAAAGCCCTTCCATAGAGAGGGGCTTTTTGCTATAATAAACATATTAAATTAATAGAGGAAAGTAATCATGAGTAAAGATGTATTAGATATTATGTTAGACTTAGAGTTTTTTGGAACAGAAACAGATATGGTCAAGGATTTTCCTGGTCAAGATGCTTTTCCAATAGTAAGCTCTATTGGTATGGTAATCCAATTAAACGGGGAAATTGTATCTAGTGATAACTTCGCAGTAAGTTTCCAAGAACAACTGAACTCAGGTGCTAAATTTGGCAGAGACTGTATGCTAGAGTTCTGGACTAAGCAGCCATTATTTGGGGCAGAAATGGCTAGAACAGTAGAGCAAACTAATAGTATTGATAGTGTTCTAGTATCAATAGTAGATGCTATCTATAATGCTAGACAATTGGCAGAGCAGCCATTCTTAGAAGTAAATGTTCTAGGTAATAACTTAATTGCAGATAACTCTAAAGTAATACGTTTATTTGCTAAATACTCTAGTCAGCCTTTACCTTGGACTTATTTTGAGAATACTGATTATAGAGAGATACTTAAAATCGCTACATATTTAGGTTTTGATAGGCGAGCAGCAGGGTCTAACTTTACTGCCAAAGTATTGCGTGGTGAGTACAGTCACCTAGGACACACATGTGAAGCTTTACATAATGCTGAGTATGATTGCTTAAAGCAACTAAGCATGTTAAATGATGCTAGAGCCTACCTAAAAGAAGTAAAGGAGAAAGTAAATGCTTAATGTAGTATTAAACCTGCGCAACTTCCGTGAACACTCATTATTTGACGAGTTCCGAGGTGAAATGGAAGAAACATTATGTGCTGCTGACTTATCAGAGTATGAGTTATACGAAGAATTTCTAACTTGGCTAGAGGATAAGTAGTGACTAAAAGAAAGACATTAGAAGAATTTAAAAGACAATGTCTAGTTAAACATCCAAATATCCTAGTATTAGGTACACAATATATCAATAATAAAACAAAAATACTAGTTAAATGTTCATTAGACTCACACTCTTGGGAATCTAGACCAAATGATTTACTATCTGGGTACGGCTGTCCTAAGTGTGCAAATAATGTAAAGAAAACTCTAAAACAGATAAACGAAGAAGTAAATAATAAAGGTATAGATATAACACTATATAGATATGAGGGGGCGCATATTAAAGTGCCTTATACATGTAATAAGTGTAAAACAAATGGTAGTATAGTACCTCATAGTATTTTAAGTCATGGGTTTACTTGTACTACTTGTAAACCTAGTCAAGATATTTTGTATATAGCAAAAGATACGGATAATGGGTTAATAAAAATAGGTATAACCTATTCTACTTCTACCTTAAAATCACGAATAAATAATATATCAAAATCAATGGTATTACTTAAAGCTTATATAACAAAAGGAACTGCTTTAGTTATAGAAAAAGAATGCCATACTAAGTTAGAAAAATACAGAGTTAGAAATTATAATGTAAACAATGGTATAACTGAGTTTTTTGATATAGAAGAAAATAGTTTAATGCTAGAGATAAATAACATATTATATAATTTACAGGAGATAATATATGATTGAAGTTTACACGGATGGTGCTAGAAGAGGTAATCCTTCTATCCCAGCACCTGCCTCTTGGGCTATGGCCGTATATATAAATGGGGAATACAAAGGAAAGAAATCTGGAGTATTATCTATTGGCACTAATAACCAAGCAGAGTTACAAGGGGTAATTGAAGCCTTGGACTGGTGCTCTAGACACGCAGATGTAGCTAGTAATGCAGTAATACTAACAGACTCCGCATACGTCCAAAACGGATGTAGTAGTTGGTTAGCTGGCTGGGTTCGTAGAGATTGGAAAACTGCTGCTGGTGGTGATGTTAAAAATCAAGAACAGTGGAAGCAGATTTATGAGTTAATGAAGAAAGTACCAGCTAACTTACTAGTTAAGAAAGTAAAAGGACATTCAGGAAATACAGGTAATGATAAAGCTGATGCTATTTGTAATGAAGAACTAGATAATTACGGAGTTTAGTTATGTGGAAATTCAATCCTTTCTTACATAAACATACAAAAAAGCTACTAAGTCTTATTTATGCAGGGAAAGTTGTTGCACCTATAGAACTAGATAGATCAGGATTAGTAGTTAATACTAAGTTAGGTAGACTAAGTATAGTAAAGTATAGTAAATACAATATACGTATATTTCTAAATGAAGGTAATATATGTTCACATTTAAGCACTTACCAACTTACCAAAGTATATAACGCAGTAGACAAATTATACGAAAAAGAAATGAGCTTAATAAGACAAGCTAAACAACTCAAATTATATAATAATGCAGAGAAGGTATTAAAAGATGAATAAAGAAACACTAGTACAGGTATCGGATTTGCACTTAGAGTTCGGTACTAGAATCGATATTAGCACATGGCCAGATGCAACGTACCTAGCCTTATGTGGTGATATCGGCGTAGGTATGCAACACCGCCCTTTTATTGAGGAACTTATTGCTTCTAAGAAGTATAAGACAATCTTCATGACAACTGGTAACCATGAATACTACAATAAAACAGTAGAAGATATTGACTGTAGATGGAGAGCTTTTGCTAAAGAGCAACCAGAGGATTCATTTGTATTCTTAGATGGTACAACATTCTACGAAACAGATAATTTCCTATTCGCAGGCTGTACTCTATGGACTAATATTGATACACCAGAAGATCAAGCGTATATCCAGTATGGTATGAATGATTACTACAAGATTAGATCAATCCAAGCATTCGACCCTAGAGAAGATGACTTCTACGAAAGATTAATGGACTTTAGACTAGAAGATCCTATGTCTTGGGCACAAGGTAGCCCAGCTACTAAGATAGGCTATGTAAACGGTATTTGTGCACGACCTAAAACAATCTGTACAAAGTTAACTACTTTCTGGCATATACAAAGTCTATACTACTTAGAGGCAGCAGTACTGGAAGCTAAGGCTATAAATAAGCCACTAATAGTATTTACACATCATACTCCTAGTAAAGTATGTCTAAGCCCAAAACATAGCGGTAATATGTTAGATAAAGGCTACTACTCAAATCTAGAATTTATAATGAGTGACGTGTACCTTTGGGGTTGTGGTCATACACATAATCGTATGGATATTCATTTAAATGGTTGTCGTTTAATAATGAATGGACGTGGTTACGTATTTAATGGTGGTAGAGACCAGGAAATGCCAGGATTTATGCCTAAAGTTACAATCTTAGATTAAAATTTTATTGACAAGTTGCTCTAATGCAGGTATACTATATATCCAATTTAGGGCAACTTATTTTCATAAACGGAGAACAAAATGAACAACTTTGTAGCAAAACACAACTACAACAGAGCATCTACTCATGCTTCTGCAAAAGATTATACTCGACAGAAACTATCAGTTAATGATTACGATATTGAACCTCCTATTATACTTTAATTACTAGAGTATAACATGAAGTTCAATAGGAGAACATATGACAGCACAAGTAGTAATTTATGGACGCTCAGCCCCTGTATGTCATTTCTGTATACAAGCAAAGAAAATGGCAGATAAGGCTGGATTAGATTTTGAGTACAAAGATATTAGTAAAGGCGACTGGGATATTGAAGGCTTAGAGGATTTACTAGAACAACCTATTAGAACAGTACCTGTTGTACTAATAGATAATGAATTTATTGGTGGTGCTAGGGAGTTAGCTGCTTATATACAGGGTTTAGCAAAATAAGTTAAAAACTATCTTTACTAACCGCTCAATCTAGCGTATAATAGCTTTATTGAATTGAGAAAGGAATAAGCTAATGACTAAAACCAACAATTTTCCACATAAGTGGAAGATAGTAGAATCTGGTATGTACGACACTACCTTTGAATGTGGGCATTGTAATGCTTCACATTATGAGCAATCAGATGTACCAGCTTCTTATGCTCCTGTTTTTGGGTGTATATCTAATGACTTCACTGCAACTAAGCTAGTAGCAGAAGGTACTATGGAAGTAGAGGTTACATCTTTTAATGGTAAAATGGCTATCTGTAGTGACGAGGAAGGTTGTGTTCTTATTACTAGAGAACAAGCTATTAAATTCTTTAACTTGTAGGAAAATATATGACTTGTAGGATTTTTACACCTGCTGAGGCAGTTTTTGAAGTAAAAGCTGTTAATGAGCTAGTAGCTCTAGAGCCTAGTTATCGGGTAGGACAAGGGTTATATAATATATTACCTAAGGAGATTACAGAAGCAGCTAGAGAGCTACCAGACCACTATATTTGGTATAACTCTTTAGATAGACAATTCTGTGTTAAATACTTTTACGATCACTTTGTAAAAGAAAATTAAAAATTTGCTTTACAGGGAACCAATATTGTTTTATAATATATTCCTAGATTTGAAAAGTAACCCACTAAACCTTATCGTTTTAATTTAGTGGGTTGCAATCAAATAAAGTTAAAAACGTTCTTTACTAAATAGTGAAAATAACGTATAATATATTTAAGAAATCGGGAAAGATTTCTTTGAACAATAAATTAGCTGTACGACTGATGCCAAAATAAAGCAACCCAAATAGGGTCGATACGAAGATGGTCGCTCGTAGTTACTTGGCCGTAACTTAGCTTAAATATGTTGCAGAGATGGTGTTATAGAGTACCAGATCGGGAAATATAATCCAATATAGTTTATTGTATCAAAGAGATTTTAATGCGAGTATGGTGGTAATGGAAGTACACGTGGGACTTAAAATCCCATAGCCCTTTGATGTGGCTTATGAGTTCGAATCTCATTACTCGTACCATTTAATATAGGGGTATTTATGCCAAAAAATTTAACACTAGACGAAAAGGTCTCTATCCAAAGAGCGTATACCACTATGGGACACACTATTGGAGAAACAGACCCGCATAATACTTGCTATTTAACTAAACCACCTAGCTATTTTACACACCTAAGCTATACTGTAGTAGATGAAATGGTAAAAGAATTAGCTTTAGCTAGCTGCTTAGGTGAGCTAAGTACAGTACAAAGATATATGTACTGGTATTTAAAAGATAACGGTATTATAACATCACTAGACGCATTAAATTTTAAGGATTAATAATGTACCCTGTTCCCTTACCCGCCTTCTAAGCGGACGACGTTAAACTGAGGGTCTGGAAGTCGGTGGGTTCAAATCCCTCAGGGTATACCAAACAAACAATTGGGGATTAGCATAGTCTGGTTAATGCAGCGGCCTTTGAAGCCGTGACCACTGGTTCAAATCCAGTATCCTCTGCCAAATTAATATAAAGGAACAGTATATGGGCGTATCCGCATACATAAGTGGTAAATTATATCCTAAGCAAGATAAAGATGTAGGTAGACGTGTTAATGTGTACTTTAATTACAATACTGACACAGCTTATCTAGGTACTATGATTCGTGATGATATATCCGAGCCTTATTTAGCTATAATCCAGTTAGATGATGGTAGAGTAGTTCTAGCTACTGAGTGTCAGTACGGCTTTATATAGTTTAATAAACTTCTTGCTAAACAGCTTAAAAACCTGTAAAATAGATTTTAGAAATTAAGAAAACAATGCTCGGTTAGTTCAATGGTAGAACGTTCGCTTGATAAGCGATTGATGCTAGTTCAACTCTAGCACTGAGTACCAAATCCAGTTTCCTAGTATCAAATAACTAGGCCGTTTAATGTAGATGGTACGGAAAACCACTATCTCTACTAGGTAGATACATATAGCTTTGGAATTAAAGCTCGGATGGAAAGCCGTTAGTCGGGAGACAACTCAAGCATATATGGGTAGGAGACGCCTATTTTAAGTATCTAGTAAAAGCCTAGAGAATCTCACCAAACAATAGCGAGGTGGTGGAACGGATTTACCATACTAGGCTCATAACCTAGAGATTGCAGGTTCGACTCCTGTTCTCGCATCCAAATCCAACGTGCAAGCAGGTATTAGCACTTTAAAATATTACCCTGTGAGGTTAGACTAATTAGTAAAGCAAATGGATAAGGAGCTTTACTAGGCGAATAGACTCTTATGACTATAACGCAACCAATATCTAGAATATTAGTAAAAATAAAAGTAAGATGCAGTATCTTTACGGGTTATCCTTTGTTCTGCATTAAGTCCATATTAATATGGGTGTCTAACGACCACAAAATGGTAGGGGAAGTAAGCAGGTCAATGCTCCCCATAACGTAAACCTGCAACATAGAGGGTTGGTCTAATGGTAACGATAGCAGCCTCATAAGCTGACTGATACTGGTTCAAATCCAGTACTCTCTACCAATTTATTAGTCAAGTACATTTTAGAACAGCAGATATGGATTAAGAATTACTATAATATCCATTGAAAAGCCCAAGGTGGTAATAAATTCGAAAGCACCTACCGGTTGTATGTAACAGAGTTCTAAATATAGCGGACGCGCTAAAGTAGAGTGTACTTTACTAATAAAGACTTCGCCAGTACCGAAAGGTATAGCATTTAGGTGACTTAGTATGTCCTAGGAAACGTATTAAGGTGAACTCAATGTAATTTAAGAAACTGGCAACAAATTTTGGATGTGAAGCTTAAGTGGTATAAGCGACTGCCTGTTAAGTAGAAGATAGTAGGTTCGAGTCCTACCGCGCCCGCCAATTTAGATAAGGAATACTAGAAATGCAAAAACCTAGTGGAAAGTGTGATATTTGTAATGAAGCTGTAGCTACTCGCTGGTATGGGAGAACCTCAGCAGCAACATGTAATAGTGGAGCCTGTCTTACAGCAATGGATGATAGATACCGAGAACATTGTGCTGAAATGGATAGGAAAGCAGCATTTGAAAAAGAAATGGAAGATTATTAGTTTTTGTGGCAAAGCCTAAAACGATACTCCCCTGACCGTAGTACTAGCTTGAGCAATACCCCTTTAACGAGGTTCTCCAATATAGCTATGAAAAGGTAAAGACAGTTGAGTTATCTAATAATCAACTTAATTTAAAGTTTATCTTTACTAACCGTTCAATCTAGCGTATAATATCTTTATTGAATTGAGAAAGGAAAGAAACATGGAATATTGCACAATATGTGGAACACACAGTGATTTATGTAATGATGATTCACATGAACATGTAGAAGCTTGTTACTGTAGAAACTGTGACAGTATTAGTTGTCAAGAGGATTTAGACCATAACGACCTATGCGAAGATTGTGTTAGTGCATTTGACGATTATGTAAGTGAAGAAGAATAAGCCCGATTGGTGGTAATGGAAGTACACGCTGGTCTTAGAAGCCAGTAGCCCTTTGATGTGGCTTGTGAGTTCGAATCTCACATCGGGCACCAATTTTAGATTATTTAATACAGCAACACGGCGTGTGTAGTTTAGTGGGAGAGGACGTACAACTCTTCATGAGTAGTGGATTAGGTGGAGAGCCTAGTTCACAACATTCTAAACACTATATAGTAGGTAAGGGTTCGATTCCCTACCCTGGCGGGTTACTTATAAATACGTATAATGTGGTAGAGCTTGGAGATTGATCACTCCTAAAAGACCCTGATGGATAAAATAAGTTAGCGCTATCAGGGTGCTGTATTAAATGATTTACGGGGGTTTAGTATAACGGAATTACACCTGCCTTGCACGTAGGTGATGAGAGTTCGATTCTCTCATCCTCCACCAAACAACGGGACAATGGTTGATACTATATAAAATTCAGGCGTCTTTTATTATAGCTTGATGGTTCGAATCCATCAGTCCCACCAGATATGCGGATGAAGTAGAAATGGAGGATACGCTACCCTGTCACGGTAGAGAAAGTGGGTTCGACTCCCATCATTCGCGCCAAATTTGCTAGGACTCTCGAAGCTGAGTAACGTCAGAGAGGTAGGCTAAAGAAAAGCCTATAATACCTACCTCCCTAGCAATGTTAAACAAAGGAGACAATGTTAGGTTCTTCACATAGCCTAACCGATAATGGAAGTGAAGATTCCAATATCCAGCCTGATTAGAATACACAGGCACGGTCAGAACTACAATATATAATATGTAACTACCCATTAGTCGCGGCTAGGGAATGGTTATTTATTTACCTTTAATGGAAGTATACGTGTAGAGTATTTAGTTAGAAGGGGTCGTAACCCTCTAGCCGGAAGTTTACTTCTGATAGTATATCTATCAAAAGTAAACTTATAGGAGTGGAGCTTATTAGGACAAGCATCTGGCTTTTAACCAGTCGATAGTGGGTTCGAATCCCACCGCTTCTACCAAACAATGTACCTACTAGAAATAGTAGTTACATCATAGAGCTTTTAAATAGAGCATTATGATGTGACTGAGTGCAAAGAGGATAGCATCTTGATTGTGATTCAAGTGTTAGCGAGTTCGAGTCCCGTCAGTCACCCCAAATGAAAAGGGCGTTTTGAGACCTTAATACATTAAGGATATAAACTTAATACTAGGAGAACTCTATCTAGTGCCTACCAAATTTAGTGTGGATATTATATGTATTATGTTTTAATTAATAGTTCTGGACACTACCTTGCAAGAGGTTTAGGTATAAAAACAACCCGCCATATTCAGGAGGCAAAATGGTTTTTACATAAAAACTATAAGCCAGAGGGATTTAAACTAAACAAACTTAATATCACAGTAAAACCAATTTAAGCGTCTATGGTGTTAATGGTAACATAACGTCCTTCCAAGTCGAAGTTCTCGGTTCGAGTCCGAGTAGACGCTCCAAACAATGCGTGTATAGTGTCAATGGTAACACGAGTGCTTGCCAAGCATTAGTTAAGAGTTCGAGTCTCTTTACCCGCACCAATTAAACAACGAGGTAATGATGGATTTTAATACCGAAGAAATAAAGCAACTAAAGGCAATAGAAAAGTTGCTTGATAGAACACCAAGAACAAAGTACTTGGGTATTGATAAATTAAAACCAGATACATGGTACCATGTTAACTCTAGAATTACAGACTTGGCTTGGTACTGTGGTAAGAGATTCTACTTTGTTTGTGTTTGTGATGGTTGGCCTAGTCCTGAGGATTATTTCTCTAGCCTAGACTCCCACTACGATATAGGTGGCACCATCAAACCAATAGTAGAAGTACTATTACCAAAACAATTTTATGAGGTAAACAATGGCAATTAAATTCAAAGTTATTTGTGATATTTGTGGTGAAGTTATCGAAGATACAGCCCATACTAACTTAGGTGGGGTTGCTGTTCTAGGGAATATCCATTTTACAGATTCTAGAAAAGATAAAGGAATAGGTGGTGGAGTTGTAGGTAACAACATAAATGATTCAGGTTTACCACCGGGCGTATCCCATTATCATAAATTATGCCTAACAGAAATGCTAGGAATGAGAATTGTACTAACTCGTTAAAGAACAATTGACCAGTGCCCGAGAGGCCTAAGGGAGGGGATTGCAAATCTTCGATTCACCGGTTCGAATCCGGTCTGGTCTTCCAAACAATATTGGCGTGTGCTTCAACTCCGAGTGGTCGGAGGGTGGATTCCAAATCCACTGCATTGGGTTCGACTCCCCACGCCTTTGCCAATTAAAGGAATAGTTATGACTTATTTAGTTATAGGTTTAGCAATTTATTCAGTGTTTATTGTAGGGTTCCTTTTAGGGGTTAAACAAGGCATTGATGATTGTCAAGAAGATTAGGGGACTTAGCTCAGTTGGTTAGAGCGCCTGTTTGAAACACAGGAGGCCACTCGTTCAATTCGAGTAGTTCCCACCAAATTGATTTAAAGTTTATCTTTACTAACCGCTCAATCTAGCGTATAATAGCTTTATTGAATTGAGAAAGGAAGAAAACAATGAGTATTAGAACAATAACTTATGCAGTAGCTATGTATGACTATAATAGTGATGTATTACATCATGAATTAGTATTATGTGAGGGTGAATCAAAGGAAGTACAAGCTATTCTAAAGGTACTAGAGTCACTTAATAAAGACTTATATGAGTTAATTGCTGGTAAAGAAAGTGACCAAGAATTAGACCCAGGAACTGTAAAAGAAATACTACATGAGATTTACCGAGTCTCTGTGGTGGAAGTACACATCGGTTAATAATTTAAAGCCCTGTTCGTCTATCGGTTAGGACTCTAGGTTTTCAACCTAGCAAGGGGAGTTCAATTCTCCCACAGGGTACCAAATTTTCATTAACCACCCAGTCCTATGGTAGGAAAATACTGGTTGATGAAGATACCACCTAGCAATGCGAATCCTATGGAGGGTGGAAAAGTACAGTTGCCACAGATTACGTCAGTTGTGGTTAGTTCCCTAGGGAACGTTTAAGAGAGGGGCGGATACAACCTCTGACTGGAAAGCACTTAGACTAGAGTGTTTAAAAATGAATGTTAGACCCTAAATGGGGTGGCCTTAAAATATGCATCGCTACGAAGCACAATAGCGTTTAACTTGGTGTTGCAAGTGGGTGGAAAGTCCACACTAGTCTAAGTAGGTAGACAACTAAATAACCTATCGTTGATACTAATCTTATCTGGGCTACGTTAAAGCTCTCAATATTTTGGAGGTGGCATGTAAGGAGGCTATGGAGCTTCGCAGGACTGTAAATCCTGTCCCTCTGGGCACGTGGTTCGATTCCACCCAGCTCCACCAATTTAAAGGTAAAGTTATGATTCAAGTAGAATGGTTAATAACCAAGCTTACCCATACTAAGTTTGATAATACTTATGAGCTAGTAGCGGCATTGAAAGGGGCAGGAGTTACTAATCTACCTAGTTCAGGTGAGTATAAAGATACTCACTGGATGAAAATGTTTAATAAACTAAATGCAGGTATTACCATCTACATGGTACATAACCCATTTGAAAGTGAAATTCACAATAACCTAGAAATTATGTGGAGTTCATCTAAAGAACATTTAGAGAGCACCTATTATAGGGTGTCAGAAGATATATAATGCAGATGTAACCGAGCTTGCCTACGAAGCAAGTAACCGTAATAGGAGTTGTAAATACTGGTTCGATTCCAGTCATCTGTACCAATTTTGTAGTAAAGGAAACACCTAAGACGTGAATAGGGAATCCTAGCAACCTAACGCCCGCTAGGTACTACAAATTAAATAAACTCTCTGTAGCGCAGTCTGGTCAGCGTGCTCGCCTTGGACGCGAGGGGTCAGTGGTTCGAATCCACTCAGGGAGACCAATTTGGCACTATCTATGTAACTTAAAACGGGGTTCGATTCCCTGCGAAATCAGGTTGGATAAAGATTAGATAGTGCCGATACATTCGCCTGTATCGTATAAAGGCTATTACGCTTGTTTTGTAATCAAGTTATCGCGGTTCGAATCCGTGTACGGGCACCAAATAAATAGGAAAGCAACTATGTTAGACCACATATACGCTATATTTACATTTGACTTAGCGTTCTTTACTACGCAGTTCATTGTAACATTAGGCTCTATATTCCTACGCGGAGTACAGACGTTTAACGTAATTAGAGAAGAAACTTTAGCAGCAATGCTTACTAGCCTATTAATGTCAGTCTGCACAGTTGCTTCTATCGGGATTATTTCTAATGACCCTTATCAAAGTCTAATACCAACTGCTCTAGGTGGAGCAATAGGTATAGCTTGCAGTATTAAATTGAAGAAAAAGAAACATGTTAAGGTTGCTATCTAACCTTATTTTTAAACAGCTTTTAGGGTGGGGGATTTGAAACCCTCTACTATGCCCCAAAGAGGGGCACTAAGGTCTTTGACTGAGACTAATGGAAAGCAACATGTCTATCTAGTCAATAGGTGGTTGTGGAATAGAGTTGTTTAAAAATAATAACCATAAACGCAATAAGGAAACAAAATGGACAGCGACGCAAAATTTTATACAAGTATTTGTTCAATGGTATTAGTGTTTGCTATAGCTCTAGTATTATCAATTACAGGGTATTATAATAACAAAAATAACATTGTTGCTCAAATGGTTAAAGATGGAGTATCTCCCGTAGCTATTAGCTGTGCTCTAGATGATAGCTATAACCAAGACCCTAAGTGTATGGTTCTAGCTACATTATCTACTGCTAGCGTTAAATAAAGAATTAAGGAAGTCCCATCCGAAGGCTGGCGACGGATGCTGTCTTGAAAACAGTTAGCTCAGTGATGGGCGTGTGGGTTCGATCCCCACGGCTTCCGCCAAACAATGGGGTAATGCAATCGTCTAACACGCAGGGATTAGCAAATGCCTGAACGGGTAACTACGTAGTCCCGTATACTCCACCAAACAATGTCTGACATAGTTGCACAAGCATTTAGGGATATTGAGTTCCCAGCTCTCTCGTAATGAGGGCGTACTTGGCCAGTACCGCTACTTCGGTCGAGCCGAAGGGTCAGACACCAATTAATTAAAGGAAACATTATGACCATATTAGTACAAGACTTAGGTAATAGCTACCCTACTGTATTTGTTAGCCCATCTATATCAGATGCTTTAGAGTTAGTTTCAGGAACAACTCGTTGCCAATTAATTGATTTAGATACTGGCATTATTCGTCTATATAATGAAAATTATGAGTTAATTGATCAAGATAAATTAACTCCGCAATACGAGGAAGATGCATATGACTCAGATGACGAATAAACCTAAAGAATCAGATAAAAAAGAATGTGCTGAGGGAGAACATGACTACAAGTTTAAGTTCTCCTATATAGTACATAATGATTCTGTACATGTATCTGAATGCCGAATATGTGGTAAGGAGAGAGACTAATGGAGTATCCTAGTATTAAGTTTGCAGTAGAATTAGCTTTTGTATGTGGTTTAACTAATATGGATGAAGCTATTCGTAACTGGGACAGAAGTTTGATGCACGGCTCTTACGCAGAAATACCTGCAAGAGAAGCTAAAATGAGTGAAGAGTTAACCGAAGCAATGGAAGTAGTAGAAAACGATACTCAAGCGTTTTGGGGTATGTCCTTAGCTACTGCCAATGAAGTGTTTAAGCTTGGCATTGATTTTGAAGAAGAAACTAGACTAATGAAAGAACAGTTATGGGATTTTTAGTATGGGCATACAAGAACGAATAGATTATATTAATGTACTAGTTAAGTTCATAGAGTTAGTAGGGGAGCATACTGAGACTGCTAAACCTGCTATAGATGAAGTACTACGACTAATTAAGCTCGCTTAGCAAAGGGGATATGCACTTCCTTTACACGGAAGCGACGTTGGTTCGATTCCAACAGTGAGTACCAAATCAGCCACAATACCGCTACTACGGAATGTATTGTTAGACTGTTAACCGTTTATCTTAGAGCGCTTGTACGGTTGGAGGGGTTAAAGTCCTCAACAAGCCAGTCAACTAATCAAACAAATAAGCAAACAAATAAGGAAACATATGTTAACATTAAAATTCAGTTCAATATTTAACTCTAGTACAAACGTGCAAGCAACTGTAGCAGTACCAAATTATGTAGTGTATACTCACACATCCGGAATTAAGACAGTTACTGTCTATCCTGGACTTACCCAAACTAATGGAGTAGATTATATAGTTTGCTCAGAGAAGGTAGCACAAGCTCTAGAAGCTTCACCAGATTTTGCCGAAAAACAGTATTATCACACTTGCTATGTTACAAATATCGAGGGTAAAACAATAGACGTTATTAAGAATTAAAGGAAGTATACGTTCAATGGTAAACGGCCTCCTTGCTAAGGAGAGACAGTGGCAACGCTATGTAGGTTCGAGTCCTACTACTTCCGCCAAATTGTTACAACAATAGTCCCACAGCTTAGGACTTTAAATAAGCAAATTGCAGAACCTTAGACTAATACTCTAGGGTTTTAGCACGTTTTAAACTTGGAGGTTATCATTAAAAACTTATTTATAATGATAGTATTTACCCTATTACTGGCAGCAGCTTGTGGCAGGATCTACCCAGTATTAGATAATAGTACTGTTCGTACTCAGGTACAGCTAGAAGTAAAATTATTTAAAGACGATATGGAACTTAATAGATATATTAAGGATACATACAACCCTAATCATGTAATGGTTGCCGGTTTAGCTACATGGTATCTAAACGACCCCACGAATACTTGTATAGTTCACATAGTAAAGCCGACTACGGCATCTAGTGAAGTAGAAAGAATCCTAGGACATGAAGTGTTGCACTGTATGTACGGAAGTTATCATAAAGAGCCTTGACATTAGTCAGGGCTTTTTTGTAATAATTTTCTTTACTAACCGCTAAATCTAGCGTATAATAGCTATATTGAATTAAGAAAGGAAGAAAGCAGATGAAAAAAATTAAAAAAATACAATTAGGAAGTCAAGTCCCTATTGGAAAACCACATACAAATTCCTACCAGTTAGACGTAGATTTTATGCATGGTGATGCTGACGGGGAATCAGACATAGTACTTATGTTTAGTGAGTATGATGAAGTAAAGTTATTAAAGGTATTAAATTTCTATCTAGAATGCTTATATGTATATGAGAATAACTTAGAAGATGTAGAAATTTCTGATATAGAAGGATATGACTTAGTATCTGATATGGAAGGCATAGAAATGGATAGATTCTACACAGACTTAGAAGCACCTGTTATTGCAGTAACACTTACTTACTGGTCAGACGAAGGTATACAATACTTTACTAATTTAAGCTAAGGAGCTAATTATGGACTTAATACTAGAAGAGAAAGAATTATCTGAAAGAAAAATAGCTTTAATGTTTGCCCTAAGACGTACATTCCAAGATACTGAATTTATTGGGCACAATAGACGTTGGGAACACTACCTAGCTTGGTATAGACTAGGTGGTAGTGAGCACCGTTACACATGGGATGGTTGGAATAATATTATACCAGAACATGATGAACCTATTTGCTATGATGGTATGGTACATGCTGAGAGATATAGTAGCATTGACCTAGTTGAGCAGCTAGAAGCTATTATGGAGTCACTAGTATGTAACGAGGATAGTAAGTTCTCTAAGGAGTACTATAGACTAGAAGAAGCAGGATGTGATGACCCATATTTAATATTAGTTAATCACCCAATGATGGTTGAGCTACGCGAAGCATTAATGAAAGCTGCTATTAGCTCTGTTTATTACGACTGGTAAGGAATAGTTATGGATAAATTAATGTTTGATTGTTGGAGAGCTGGGCACAAGATGCCTAAGATATTAGAAAAAGCACAACAGTTGGAATCACAGATTACGGTAGATGATATAGTAATCCATTTTAGAAATATGTTTGAACGTGAGCTAGGACTTACACCCAAGTATTTAAGGAAATAAGTATGAAACTAAATGTAGGAACAGTTATAAATACTAGCTTAAAGGATAAAGGATGGGAGACTATTCCCTCAGTAGGAGAGAATATCTGGGTAGCTAAAAATAATGGTGGAAGCTACACCAGTCCTTATGTTGTAAATGTAGTAGCTAGTGTGGAGATAGATGCTCAAAGCAAGGGTTGCCTAATATACTCTATCACCTCATTAGAGGATTTCTTTGGGCACATATGCTCCACCTTTGATGTAATAGGTAGAACAGAGAAAGAAGTTATTACGTATACTAGACGTATTAGCGAAAAATCAAAAATGGAAGCAAAAGCATTAAAAGCAACTATAGAAAGAGTAAAAAATACGTTGCATACCTCGTATAAATAACGTATAATAGCTTTATTGAGTTAGGAAAGGTACAGAAATGAAAAACCAAATAAAAGTTAGTACCATAGTACGTTCCCACTTTAGAGCTAGATGGACAGGTGAAGTAAAACATATTATATTTCGTAAAGGTACTACACCGTTACTATATGTAGCTGTAACCCATGATAGTCATGGTAATCCACAGAGAAAACCTTTTATGACAAGAATTGATAGTACATGGTGTACAGTTATTAATGGAGAACAGTTATGGAAATGAAAACACAACAAGAACTACTAGCAAAAGCAATTGCTTTAGCCGCACAAGGTCATCAAGACCAGTTTGACCGTGGTGGTCAACCTTATATTTTACATTGCTTAACAGTTATGCATAAAGTAAGGTCTAGCGACCCAGTAGTTAAACAGATTGCAGTAATGCATGACTTACTAGAAGATACTAGCACTAAGTTATCTGACTTAATTTCCTTAGGGTTCCACACACGCGCTACAGATGCTTTGCATCTTTTAACGCATGTCAAGGGCGTTAGCTATCAAGCATACATTGATGGTATCTGTACTAATAAAGATGCTATCCTAGTTAAGTTAGCAGACTTACGTCATAACAGCGACCTTACTCGTTTAAAAGGATTAACTGATAAAGACTTTGAACGTATGCAGAAGTACCAAAAGGCTTACGTACAATTGAAGTCAGCGCTAGAAAAATATTAAAAAACTTCTTTACTAGATGCTTATCTTAGCGTATAATAGCTTTATTGAATTGAGAAAGGAAATAAGCAATGAATATTGATGACTTAACTAGTACACAGATTGACGAGATTGCAGACCAAGTAGCTGGTGGTTGTGATAACCAACGTGGTGAAGATATGTTAGTCAGTCTAGGTTTAAGTGCGTTTGACCTTGAAGAAGTATGTGCTAAAGTAGAACAGTTTAGATGCCCAGGTTGCTCTTGGTGGGGTCATCCAGGCGAAATTCTTGAATTTACTAATAGTAATGATGAAGGCATATGTAATGATTGCTATGATGAAGAAGGGCATGACGTAGAAGATTAAAAAACTCCTTTACTAAATGCTTAGATTAGCGTATAATATATTTATTGAATTGAGAGACGAGTTCGTGTATGACTAGATATGGAGAAGTGGCACTAATAGTGCTAGCAGGCTACCGTAGTATAGCGAAAAGAACGGCAATCCAATAAAAGGGACGACCTAGCGTCCTCAGAAAAACCAAACTAGCGTGTAACAAAGGTTCGTATTACCGACAACAACCCTGGAACCTACAGTAGATAGCTTTCTTATCTACGTTGCCCATTAAGATCGTCAGTTAGGTTGTAAACTAGTGATTGCGTACATGAGGAAAGCCCTCTATTACTGTGTTTAACCAATTTGTTCCAAGCTACGCACTTACACTCGTATGCTAGATAATCGAGAATAAATAACGTGATACAACGGTCAAGGCTTCTAGTCAACCACGACGCTGGATAAAGGGTTCTGCCCGAATACGTAACCAGCACTAATTAATTAATCTTATAAAAGGAAAGTAACAATGCGTAATAAAAAAGCCAAACAGATTCGTCGTGTACTACGCCAACAAGGTATCGGTACAGGTACTACTAAGTATATGCAAATGGAAGGCACAGAACGTTTGAAGCCAATCAAGAATGCAGAGGGTAAAGTAGTTTCTACATATCCTACAGTTACTATTATGTTAGACCCTAGTTGTGGTCGAGCAGTTTACCAACAAACCAAACAAGTAGTTAAACAGATTAAAGCTTTATAACAATACCAGCCTTTCTTACGAGAGGCTATTAAATAGGAGCCTCTCTTTCTTTGTCTCCTTCCCTGCTTTCATCGTCTCTGGAGGCTCCTATTTAATAATGGTCTAATAGCATAATTGGTTAATGCGCCCAGCTCATAACTGGAGGAAGGAGCGGTTCGAAACCGCCTTGGACTACCAAATTATTACTAAAAAACAAATTAAACTAATCATTGAAAAGGAAATATAAAATGTCACAATTATACTCAATCACTCGCTTACTAGTAATGAAGAAAGTAGTAGAAAAAGAACTAGATCGTTTACTATCAAGCCCAGCAGCATCAGTAGCCACAGTAGCTAAGGTTTCTATGCCTACATCCGACAAAGATGTATTGCGTAATCGCCAACGTGCTTTCTTACAAAGCCTAGAGTCAGCTATTGCTAGACGCGATAAGATTGCAGCATCAATCACGCAATCAAATGCAGTTACTTCATTAGTAGTTGATGGTGTCCCTATGACAGTAGCAGCAGCTATCGACCGTAAGAATAACATCGAAAAGGAAAAAGCATTCTGTAACTTACTGTCAAAGGCCTCAACTGCCGTTACCACAGCTATTAACAGTGCAGAACGTTCTATTGAAGAAGAAGCATCTAACCGTGCCCAGATTCTAGCAGGACGTGACAAGGCCGTAACTAAGGAAGCTTTAGACTTAGCGAAAGCTAGCGTTGAGGATTTATACAAGTTGGAAACTATCGAGCCATGTGATATTTTCAAGTTGTTAATTAAAAAGCGTGAGTCAGTAGATAAGTTCATGGCAGAAGTCGATATTGCTTTAAACGAATCCAATGCTACTACTAAGATTGAGTTAGACTTAGTAGTATAACGGTTTTGAATTAGGGATGTAGTAGAGAACATCATCAAATAATACTCCCGTCAAGCGGTCAGGGTTAAACCGCTTACCATAATACTTAATTGGAATAATTAATGTTCTGGACACGATCCAGAAGCCGTTGAAGCCCTCAAAGCTCAGTGTTCATTAATCAGCCCATAGTATTCAGGTATAAGCTAATAGACTTCAAGTAATATAGCTTAGTAATTATTAAAATCGCGGAAAAGGGGAAGTTAAGGTTATTAGTAATTCCTTGGTGAAGCCACCCCCGCGCTACTTCTACGTCCCGGAGGGTACATCTTTTTAGGTGTACCCTTTTTCATGCCCGTAATTTATAGTTGGTAGTAGATGGAAATATGGTATAAGGCGCGAGTGTAAAATAGCAAGAATCAGGAAATCAGTGGTATACCTAAATCATAAGGCAAAAATGTTGTTTACAATAAGCTAAAAACTATCGTATAATATAGATACAAATAAACTTTAATAAATAATTATGGAGTATAATTAGTATGACATGCATAGTAGCATTTAAAACGGAAGAAGGCCACAGCATTATAGCTGGAGATTACATGGCTAGTAATGGACACCACTTTAATAAAGTAGCAAACTCAAAGGTATTTAACAAATCAGAAAGCTGTGCTATAGGATATACTTCTTCTTTTAGAATGGGTCAAATACTAGAGCATTACTGGACTTTACCACCTAGAGTAGAGGGACAAACCGCTGAAAACTTTGTTAATGTAACCTTAGTAGAATCTATACGTGCTATCTTTAAAACATATGGGTATGGTACTAAAGATGGTTTAGAGGATTTAGGCGGAACATTCATATTACTTTACGAAGATAGAATATACTGTATGCAGTTTAACTACTCATTACTAGATTACGATTCAGAAATCATTGCAATTGGTAGTGGCACAGATGCTGCACTAGGAGCAATATACCTATCCCTACCCATAAAGCTAGAAAATATTGAAGAAGCTCTAGCTAAGATATTCTGGGCTACTAGCCTAGTCACACCATCAGTATCTCCTGAGTTCTCCTATTCTGTAATACAAAATATATATGAAGAACCCGCTGATACTGTAATACCAGAAGTAATTCCTAAGGAGGAAGTACCGGATGTTGCAACAATTGATGAACCCCTACCTATGGCTGGGTTTAATATTGGTTACAAGCACTCTTTTCGGAGTATATAAATACCAAGAGTACACCATTAGTAACCTAGAAAGTAAGTTAGAAATATCTAATAATAGAGTTGATAACTTAGAAACTAATATAACTGGTATAAAATCAGTTGTAACCAAATTTGGTAATAACCAAGAAGAAACTAATTCTACTATTAGAAAACTCCAGTCTAGCACTTCTAGACTAGATGTTATAATAGCTAAACCTACATTAGTATCTAGAAAGATTGAATCAAGCTATGCTAAGTTTCATCTAGAAAAAGCATGCTACTCTGGTAATAAGGAGGCATGTAATGAACTGGATAAGAAGTAGTCTAGTACTACCAGTTATATTTCTTACAGGATGTGCATTAAATAGTGCTCCTCCTACAGAACCACTTTTACTACCTTGGCCTAGTCCTATGGCTACATGTGAAATAAGTTCAGTAGAGATAGATAACCAGGGTAGAGTAATACTATCATACCAAGATAATATAAACATAGCAGTTTGCGAACGAGATATGTTTAGATACATTAAAGACTTAACCCAAATAATTTGTACCCACCAAATAACAGACACTAGATGCAAGGAATTAAATAAATGAAGATAGCCCTAACAGGATTTGCTGGAGCAGGAAAAGGTTTAGTAGCCGAGTTAATACAAGAGATACTAAAAGATAAAGCACCAACTAAAGGTAGTTTTGCTTTTCCAATAAAAGAGTTTTTTCGTAAACTATGTAACATGACAGACCAGCACCTATACGGTGAATTTAAAGAAATACCAATGACATTCATTATAACACCTGAGTCATTTAATGAAGCAGCTAAGTTTTATATGGATTATGGGTTAGACAACCATGTTTCCTTTGATAGAATGTGGGATAGATTCGTAATAGTCCTACAAGATAATTTAAATGGTGTAGGAAAAGAAGGGTATTGGACGCTACATAGTATATCCTCTAGACGATTACAGCAACTACTTGGTACTGAGATTATCCGACACTTCAAAGATACTACCTGGGTAGATGTTGCTTTAGATAATAACTACAATATCATTGATGATTTACGTTTTATCAACGAAGCTAAACTTCTTAAAGAAGATGGTTTCTTAATAGTTAGGGTACTAGGGAAAGATACACGTATTGAGGATGAAACCGCAAAAGCTCATGCCTCAGAGCAAGAAATACCTCTTATAGCCGAAGATGAGATTTTACATAACTACTTTGCTTCGTATGATGCAGAATCTAGAGCATCTTTAAAGGCTCGTGTAGTTACTATGTTATTTAATAATAATCTACTAATATAAAGTAGTAGTTTTTACAGAAATTAGAAATTAGAGCTGATAGTCTAGTTTCAGTTGTCTTTCGGAAAAAACTATTTGCAAAAATAAAAGTTTAATAGTATACTCTAGCCTGAGAGGATATACTTTAATGAAAGAACAATTGTTAACATATATGTTTAAACTACTCTCGGAGATAAAAGACCCTAAGACGTTTTTATTACGTACTCTTACTCTATTAGTGCTTCTATTTGGTTGGGTTCTTATTGATAATCCTGATGCTGTCGTTAAGGTAGCTAAAGAATTTACAAGAGGATCTGTAGTAGAATCATTAGAAAGAGAAAGAGTAAATCTCTTGCCTGTAATTGCTAGAGAACGTATTAACTTAATCTATGGTCAGGTTTATGCTGATTTAGTTTATGTAGCAACCTATAACCCCAAACAACAGAACGATTATATGCGAATACTAGCAAAGGAGGGAGAATCTAATGGAGTCTCCGTCGATATGCGAACTAGATTAGTTATTAAGAAAGCATCCAAGATGTACTTAGAGCACTTATCTAGCAGAACATTTACACTAGATTTAACAAAGAATAGTTATGTTGATATTTTATTCGATTCTACTAAGCTTGAAGCAGCAGGTATAAAGGTTTTATACACATGCCCAATATACTCTATAGATAATATCTATTCAGGACATATTGGTATAGGCTACAAAGATCCTTCTTTTAGTCTAACGCAAGAGTTTATAGATTCTATCTGTAAACCTAATGCAAGAGCAATCGGGAGATATTTATAATGAACTGGGATAAAGGATTTAGTAGGAAAGAATTTGCGTGTAAATGTGGGTGTGGGTTTGATACCGTAGATGTAGCTTTGTATGACATACTAGTTGCTGTACGGGAACACTTTAATAAGAGTGTTACTATTAACTCAGGATGTAGATGTGCTGTATACAACGCTAAGATAGGGGGAGCTAAAAATTCCCAACATGTTAAAGCTAGGGCAGCAGATATTGTAGTAAAGGACGTATCCGTGGAGGAAGTTTATGCTTACTTGGATAATACTTTTGGTATTAAAATATCACTAGGAAGATACAAAACCTTCACACACGTAGATACAAGAACGGATTCCCCGGCACGCTGGGGGTAAAAAGAGGGTGTTGTCTTAAGGCAGCACCCTTTTTGCTTTTAAAAATTAGTTCCCTTTCTGCTTATATTCACGTATAATATCTTTATTGAATTGGCAAAGAGGGATTAAACGCTATGGGTGAACGATTTTATCAGCAGATTGGTAAAGCTCACAATTTAAAAACTGTAGCGGAAATTATGGCTTTTTGTCACAGACCTATTTCTGCTAGAGAGAAACGCACTAAATCAGATATTCAAGAGGATATTGGTATCTCAGGTGTGGATAAGCTAGGCAAAGACCAGATGTTATGGTTGGAAGCAAATTTAAAAGATGTTAAGTCTACTATTACAGGTAAACTAAAGAAAGACTATGTTAATCAACTTAGCATAATGTTTCCTGAGTTAGACTGGAACAAACTAACATTAGTTACTATTAAGGAAATAATCAATGGCACTAGATAATGAGTTCCTACAAAGTATTACCTCAGTTGACCGTCTAAAGAAGATTAAAGACGTAGCAAGTGATGGGCTAAGGACTGCTGAAAAAGAAGTCTACGAACTTAAAGCATGGATTAAAGATTTACAAGAACGTATTGATGAATTAAGCAAAAAAGACTAAAATTGTAGTTTACATACCGCTTAATTTACCGTATAATATACAAATAAATTAAGGAAACAATATGAATAACGAGTTATTAGCAAGGTTTTTTGATAAGACGTTCCAAGTCTTATTTAAGGAAAGAATTACATCTTTTGCCCACTCAGAAAATCTAATGGTAAGAAACTTCGTCTATGTATGGATGGAACGTAGCAAGCATTACCCTAGTAAGTCTGGGTCACCCTACCAAGATAGAGTAAAGTTCTGGTTTAATGGTGGTAGGCTCAACGCTTTATTAGTTGATAAACGTTGCTTTAGTACCAGAACGGTAACATTATCCAATATTAATTTCATTACGGATAAAACTGCTAAAGTAACAGTAAAGGAAAGATTTAGTAGTGGCAGAATCGCGGAAACAGTAGAGACTATTGACATAGCTACTATAATTCCAATATTTCCTTCGTATTACGCAGGAAATGTTAGCGACTTAATTAGAGATTTATCTGATATATCTATGTTCAATAGGGAAACTATAGACGATATTGATGGTAGAGTAGCTGATATATGCTCAGCAGAACAAACACAAAATACCAACATTAATAGTGATAACTTTACTATCAATGGAACAACTAAAACTAACACACAGGAATCAAACACAATGTCTAAATTAAATAAAGCAGCATCAACAGTATTAGCTACAGGTAAAAGCAGCGTAACTTTAGCAGCTAGTATCACAGCAGGTAACGCAACTAACGCAGTTGTTAAAGCAGCTCTACGTCCTACACTAGAACCTGCTCTACGTAAGATGCTACAGCCTAAAGGTTTTGTACAACGTACACTAGGCAAGGCTAAAGTAGAAGATTCTGTATCAGCAGTTATGGATTCTCCTTTAATGGATGTACTATCTGCTGCTATCCTAGTAAGTATCACTTCTAGCGGTATGGTAACTAACCAAAAATTAGTTAAAGGAGCAGCATTAGCATCTGATGCCGCAGCACTTAAACTATTTAGCTTAATTGACTTCGATACGCTAGTATCGGGATTAACAACTAAGATTGGTTCTATTGTTGCTAACCTTGACGCGGTAGACTCAGATACTGCTGAGTAGTAAGAAAAAGGGCTACCCTAATAGAGTAGCCCTTTTCTATACGCTAAAACTTCTCTTTACTAAGTCATACATTTAACGTATAATAGCTTTATTGAATTGCAAAAGGAACGAAAAACATGACAAACGAAACATCAAACAAAGCTACTTTAGTAAACTCTATTGCTATTCTACTATCATGTGTACAGCAAACTACTGGATTACAAAAACTAACCGTCCCTACACTAGAAGCTATGTATCAAGGGCTTCTACGTAATGCTAACTCATGGCAGTTAGTTAAAGAGGAAGCAAAGGCTGCTAAGAACGAAGCATTCATAGCCAAGGCACGTATCGTTGCTTTAGAGGCAGAAGTTCGTAAATTACAGCGTAAATTAAAGGGTAATAAATAATGGAAAAACTAGTACAGTTTCTAACTGAGTTAGCAAAGAACAGTGAAATGAGTGCAACCTCTATGGGGGCGGCAACAGCAGAAATGCTACTAGATAATAAGGGACATATTGATATGTACTTCTTACGGGATTCGTTAGAAGAAAATATATCACGTACCCAATTACAAAAAGCATTTAATCAAGTATTTGGCAAGAATATACCTACTAAGTTTACATTTATCAAGGTAGAAACTGCTATGTCCAAAGAAGTGTTCTTAACAGAAGTCTATGAGCCAGCTAAGTATCGTAATGTGCGTAGTTGGGTAGGGCACGTAATCAATAATTATAATTGCATGATTAATCGTAAAGATGTATTTGATTGGATTATGTCAACAGCCAAGTCACATAGTTTAGGTGGAGAATTTTATGGAAATACAGGAACAGCCAAAAATAGCTCTAAATAGAGAAGAAGCTTTAATAGCCTTATTTGAACTAGTAGTAGAGTATAGAGAAGCACTCCAAGAGATTCTAGGAGTTCATAGCTTAGTGCTAGAACATATTTCAAAGAAGGCACCAGTAGAAGTTCAAGTGATTCTTAGCCAAGAAACTAATTTACTACTAAAGGCATTTGATAAGGTAAGAACTCTGGATAGTTTTAGAGACTCGTTAAGGCCAGAGTATCTAACTATAACTAAGCCAATGAAACACTAGGAGGTTATATGTTTAGTAGACAAGTACTAGACTCTAAAGAGAAGGTATTAATACAAAAAGTACCTACTTCTTGGTCTAGTAAAACCTTAGATGATTCCTTAATGGGATTAATGGAAACAGCCCATAAATGTAAAGAAGCTGGCATAACATCTATATTATATAATAATGTAGATATACCAATTAACCGATTTGATACCCTAACAATAGTACATAAGTTCTTAGGGATACCATACTGCTATGTGGATATTATAATAGAATGACAACATATTTTACATCAGATTTGCATTTCCTACACAAGAATATTATTGCGTATAATAGGCCATACTACTCTGATGTAGAAGAAATGAACGAAAGTATTATCAGTACTATCAATAAAAAAGTTACACCTAATGATACCTTGTACATACTAGGTGATGTAGCTCTCGGCTCTATTACCAAAGCTGTAGATTATATATCACGTATTAACTGTAATATTAAGCTAGTACCAGGGAACCATGATAATAAGAAAGCCTTAAATGCTTATGAAAAACTATCTAATGTAGAGATTTTGCCAACACTTTGTGAGATAAAGCTAGGGGATAAGACAGTAGTACTATGTCATTTTCCACTAGTATCTTGGAATAAGATGCATCATGGGGCTTGGCACCTATTTGGCCATACCCACGGCTCTTACGAGGGATTAGGTAGATCTATTGATATTGGTTGGGATAACTACTTCAATATATTTAATAAGCCAGGTATATTTTCCACTCAAGACTTGGTAGATATTATGGAAAATAGGCAATCACACCAAGTAGACCACCATAAATAAGGAATAGATTAATGAATTTAAGACCAGACTATACTAGTGTAATAGAAAATGCAGATAGACTAAAGAAAGATTATCAAACACATGGTAACTTATGTATCGCATTTGACTATGATAATACTTTATTTGACTATCATGGGGATAACCCAAAGAATCTAAAAGATTGTATTGACTTAATGCTCCGCTGTCAGAAAGTTGGCCTAGATTTAGTACTATGGACTTGTAGCGAGCCTAGTAGATACCCTAGTATTCGTACTTATTTAGCTACTTTCGGTATTACTGATTTTATGATAAATGACGTACCAGATAAGTATATGCTTTTAAATAGTAGAAAGATTTTCTTCTCCTTACTTTTAGATGACCGTGCAGGTTTAGGTTCGGCAATGCGTACACTATCTATTTTGTTAAACTCAATAGAATAAGAAAAGTAAAAAAGCACTTCCATTAGGGGTGCTTTTTACGTATAATAGCTTTATAGAATTGAGAAAGGAAACAAATTATGAATATTACTGATTATGCATGGTACAGGGCTTGGCGTAGACATGAAGCCTATGGAGTCCCAGTTACTCCAGAAGGAAAGCAAAGAGCCGATATTAGAGCCGAAGCCTTTTCTGAGGGATTTATTGCAGGTCAACGCTATGCAGCTACGTTGCTTGAACGGGAACATAGTAAAGCTAAGAAGTTACATAGTTTTTTCTTATTAGCATCAAAAATAATTAGAGATGGGATACAACGATGAAATTTAACTTAAAAGCAATACCAGCAGATTTAATTACAGTAAAACAAGTAGGTAAACTTAAAGTAGTAAAGTACGCACGAAAAGTATTTTATGATAACCTATGGGAAGTACATCCATTATTAAAGGAATGTAGAGGACTAGTACTAGACTTAGATAATAATGTTGTAGCCCATCCTTTCACTAAAGTATTTAACATTGGTGAAAATGGCACGGGATACCCAGAGTTCCCTTTCACACTAGTAGATAAGGTTAATGGATTCTTAGGTGTTATTACTCGATATGAGGGTAGAGATACATTCTCAACAACAGGTTCACTAGACTCACCATTTGTTACTATGTGGAGAGATTCTTTTGTTTGGCACTGGAAAGATAACAATGATACATTTGCTAACTCATTAATCTTAGATAAGTTACTAGATAGCTTTACTCTTATGTTTGAGGTATGCCACACAGATGACCCACACATAGTAAAAGAAGAACCTGGTATCTATTTAATTGGAGCTAGACGCAAAGATACTGGTACTATGATGTTAGAGTGTGAGCTAGATATTTTAGCTAGTAACTTTAAGTGGTATAGAAAAGAGCATCGTTTAGTTAAGAATAAAGAGGAACTGGATTCTTTAGTTAAGAACTGTAAGATGGAAGGGTTCATGGTTCGTGACTTCGATGGAAAGATAGTAGCTAAGGTTAAGTCTCCGCACTACCTAGGTACTAAGTTCATCGCTAGAGGTGGTTCTAAGAAAACTGCTCGTCTATGGGGAATGGAGGCAAGAGAAGTATTTAACTTAGGGCTAGAGGAGGAGTTCTTATCCGTTATCGAAAAGATTCGTGGTGCTTTTAGTCAAGAAGAATGGACAGCTTTAGGTGAGCAAGAACGAATTAGATTCGTAGAATTAGTTTTAACTCTAGTAGGAGAAGAATAATGGTACATATTAATACACAAGAGTTGCAAAAGTTAGTAGAAGAAGAACTTCTAGCAGTAGAAGAACTAGGTAATGATGTTGTTGGTACTAGTTTAATTGGTAGAGTTGGAAACTGCCAAATCCATTTAGTTGTTACTAACATGAAAGAAGAATTTATGGAAGATGAAGATAACGTAAACGTGGAAGATGGTTTAATTATAACAGAGGGTACGTAATGCCTACAGTAACTATATTACGTGGAGTATCCGGCTCAGGTAAGTCTACTATAGCAAATATGTTAACACAACTAGGTGCTGTAGTAGTATCTGCTGATAAATACTTCATACAGCCATTTGGGGGTTATGTATTTGACCCTGCTAAACTAAAGCAAGCACATGAGTATTGCTACGATATGTTCCGTATGGAGTTGCTTTCAGGGAATGATGTGATAGTAGATAATACTAATACAACAGAAAAAGAAATAGCTAAGTATCTAGAGTTTGCTCAGGAACGTGGTTATAAAGTAACATGCCTAGTAGTAGAGAATAGACATGGTAGTGACTCAATACATGATGTACCAGAAGAAGTTCGTAAAAAACAAGCTATGCGCCTTGCACAATCAATTAAATTAATTTAGTTAGTTCTAAGTAATAAAGTTAAAAAAGCACTTCCATTGGAGGTGCTTTTTGCGTATAATAGCTTTATAGAATTGAGAAAGGGAACAAAGCAATGAACCAAGTAGAATTAATATTACAAAGTGCTATAATCTTAAAAGACCAAGTAGATAATAACTTAATACATAAAAGCGAAGTAGAGACAGGTATATGTGGATTACTATCTATGATAGCTATTTCAAAATTCCAACAAGATACTAGCACTAGAAAGCTAAAAGAGTATTTTATTACTTGGGATAAGTATTCAGGTAACGAGTCATACCCAGTACCTTATGTAGGTGAGATATATAGATCAAAGTTAACCAGAGCTAATATAGATTATATAGCAAACGTAGTAGATACAGGGTTAAATAGTCCAGAATACTGTGCTAAACTAGCTTATGTTATATGTGATAATGTATGGATTGGTGAGTATGGCACATTACGCCGTGAACTTTTAGACCATATTATTAAGTCAGCTAAACAGGGGCTAGAATTATGCGATTAGTACAGTACTTACAACAGATTATGGACTTAGCACTATTAAAAGATGAAGCTTTATCTATAAATGTAGGTATATGTTCAAACCTATATTACCTATCTAATTTTAGATATGATGAAGATGATATTACTAAGTATTTCTACTCTTGGAAACATTTTTCAGGTGACTATAGGTACCCTGTGCCCTATCCGTCACTAGACCCTGATAAAGCATTTTTAACTATAGATAACCTATGGGTTGGTGAGTATGGTGAGTTACGTATTGATCTACTACAACACTTAATAGATTCGGTAGATAGATGGAGTTAAGTCTATTATACCTACCGTTTAGCATTAGTACAGGCATTACTTTATCTGTATGTGCCTTAGTATTAATGCTTATAGACCTATTAAATAATAAAATAACTAATGATGAAGAATTACGCATCGATTTAAGGTTTAAGTTTATAAGAGATGTGAATCTAAATTGTAGATTAAATAGCTTCTATAGCACTAGTAATAGTGTGAATAGAACAAAAGCGTATCACCAATCAATTTTACGAGAAATAATTATAAACAAGTTCAGTCTTGAATATTTAAAGGAATTTAACAAATGAAGAAATTATTATTAGTAGCAGTATTAGCCACACTAGTAACCCCTGCAGAAGCTAGAGTAGAAGCTTACGAAGCTATGGGTAACGTAGTAGAAGTAATGACATGTGTAGAAGCAGGTAAAACAAAAATCGAAGCATTATTCCATAATGGCCCACGATATAATCAATGGACTAAGATACGAGATATGCGTCAAGTATCGGCTATGGAGTTTGAATTTTTAGTAGCCAATAACTACAATGATAACTTTAGCTGGTATCGTGCTGATACCTTTAGTCAAATTCGCTGTGAGGGAGATAAGTAATGAATAAGATTTTATTAGGAGCTACAATTATATTGGCTAGCCTATTTACTACACCAGCACTAGCTTATACAGCTAATTGCTCTACACAGATTAATAGTATTGATGGTCTAAGTGATACAGTTAAACAGACTATGATTGTCCAGTGTGAGCAGAATAAGTTAAAAGAAGCCACAACAACAAGCCCAAGTATTAATACTTCTAGTATAGAAAATATGGATAAATGGTCTGAGATTTCTCTACGCTTTGCTAAAGCTATTGGTGTTGCTGCTAAAGAGTTTGGTGTAGCAGTAGATGACTTTTTAAAAACTGATGCAGGTAAGTTAACGGCAGTTTTCATTGGTTGGCAGGTATTTGGGGATGACCTAATTTCCTACTCTATTAGCTTAATAGTTCTATTAATAATGGTATTAGGTTGTAGAGCTTTCCGCAGACACCTATCATTAGAGGGTTATGAGGAACAAAAACGTACACTATTTGGTTTTGATATGGGTAGCAAGAAAGTACCTTTATACACTCCTTGGCGTTCAACTAATGAAAACGCCTCAGTAATGATTGTATTAAGTTATATAATCCAGTTAATTGTGTGTCTAATTATTGTATTACACTAAAGAAGCATTAAAACTAAAAAAGCACTTCCTAAGGGGGGTGCTTTTTCTGTATAATAGCTTTATAGAATCAAGAAAGGAAATAAAGAAATGAAAGACTATTATTTATATGCTATCGTAGTAGAGAACCGTATTTGGGGCGAGTTATCGGTATGTGCTGGTAACCATTATGAGATACACGCTATACCTGTAGTACCTAATGAGTCAGAGGAAGATACTGTATCTTCTTACGTATGGGAAATGCAAGCTGATTGTTCTAGTTCATACGGAAGCCCTTCTTGTACTTGCATTAACTGCGGGGATGATGTAGATGACTGTGAGTGTGATGAACCAGATATAGAGGATGAAGAAGAAAGCTCATTCATTGAAAGTAACTCAGATGCACGTTGGGTTAAGTATGATGAAACAGATGAAGACCATATACTATGTCCAGGAGCAGAGGAGTATCGTGATACTAGTGTCCTGAATAAATTTCTACGAGTACGTGAATTAGAAAACAAAGAACAAGAGATGGGTCGTGTTAACAGTAAGATTCTTAGCTTAGAAGATGAACTATCACGCCTAATTGCTTTACGGGATAAACTAAACCTAGAACTAAAGGAATTAAAATAATGAAACAGTTATATAGACTACAAGACCAAGTTACTGCCTTAGCTACATTTGCAAGTATCCTAGGATACCATATTACCAAAACCAAAGGTACATGGCATATCTGGAGAGAGGTATGGAGCAAAGATGGCCTCTTATTAGATAAACCTAGACGTAAGTATATTTCACTAGAGAAGATGGTATCCCTGTATAACCGTGGTTCTAACTCTATCTATGTAAGTAAAGAGCATTTTAATATTGCGCCTAGTAGCTTTAGTGCATTAGTATTAAAACTACCACGTGAACCATTAACTATTAATCGTAAGACATTACGTGACTATAAGGTATAGACCATGATTAAATTTTCAGAAGATAGTTCAATTCAATTTGATAAACCTACAGTATATTTTAATGGTGGGGAAGTACACACTACAGTAAAGTGGGGAAGTTACAAATTAAACAAAATTAAGCTGGAAGCTCTTATCAAGACAGCAGATGACCTAATGGAATTAGTTATGGTTAAAGATGCTATTGATAGATTGAACGTATTCACTAGACAACCAGTAGTACTAACTATGCCTTATATACCTTATGCTAGACAGGATAGAGTAGCTAATGTAGGTGAGGCCTTAGGTATTAAAGTATTTGCCGATATGCTAAATGCTATGAACTTTGACAAGGTAGTAGTATCAGACTCGCATAGTCCTGTAGCCCTAGCATTGATTAAAAATGTTATGGAGATTCCACAAGAAGCTTTACTAGTTAATGTATACCATAGCCATAGTGGTTTCCATTCACAAGATATGGTATTAGCACCTGATGTTGGTTCGCTTAAAAAAGCTAAGAAATTTGCGGATAAACTTGAGCTACCACTTTTAACTGCTACTAAGTCTAGAAATACTTCTACAGGCATGCTATCTAACGTAGAGATACAGTTTACTAATCAGTTAACTATTGAGTATGTTAAAGATAGAATTAGTAAGGGTGGTAAGTTACTTATTGTAGATGATATTTGTGATGGTGGTGGAACATTCCTAGGATTAGGTAGTGCTCTGGTAGAAAAAGGATTGCTAAGAGGTAAACCTCGTGATGCAGGTGATGAACAAGAATTTTCAGGAGCAGCGTTACTAGTAACTCATGGTATTTTTGCTAAAAATGCTAAAGTTAGATTAAGTAAATACTATGAAGTTGTAGCCGCAGCTTATGACTGGACTAAGGAGTAATTATGTTGGTATTATTTATTATATATATTTTATCGTTTGCTACCTTAATGGCTATAGGAGTTTCCACTCTTGTACATAAAGACTATAGACATGAAATATATTCAAAAGAGTTTAAAGAGAAATTAGCCAGCCTAGGTTCAGGTAATATTAGTTCCAATGAACAACTAAGAATTAACATAGGTATATCTATTATATTTTTAGCCTTAATACCTATACTTAATACACTTACAATTACATCTGCAATAATTATAAAATGGAGAACTAAATGATTTACTTAATACTACTATATATACTACCAGTACTACTACTATGGGCTTGTGCTGGGTGGATATTTCTAAACCCAGACCACCCTAAATTTTCTAGAGTATATAATGACCCACAAATTAAGCTACACTTTGCAGAAGTATTTAATGAAGTCCCTACAAAGGATAAACTAGCTGGCTCATTGGCTCTAGGGACATGTATTTTAGCATGTATACCTATTTTAAATATACTTTCTATTGCAGCGTTTATACAACTAAAATAGATAATTTCCTTCCATTAAAGCTATTATTAACGTATAATAGCTTTATTGGATTGGGAAAGGTACAAAACAATGAAACCTAAAGCATTAAAACATATTAAAATGGATGCTGAGCCTACTTATGGAGCAGCAGCAATGAAACCTAAAGTAGATAATACGCCAAGTTGTAAAGTATCTAATCTAGAATATAGAGTTTCACAATTAGAAAGAACAGTTAAAATGTTATTAGATGCATTAACAGATTACAAAGGAAAATAAAATGGAAAACGTATACGGTACATTAAAAGGTGACTTAATTGTTATGCGTCGCCACAAGAAGGCAGATAGAATTAAGTTCTACTCATTCCTATTAGGTGAAATTGACCGAGCAGGTAAAGACCATAGCAATGAAGCTGTTATCAAAGTTTTAACTACAGTACAGAAGCAGTTATCAAAGTCTGCTGTACCAAATGAGCTAGAGATTCGTATTATCGGTAACTACTTACCTAAAGTAATGACTAATGATGAAGTAATCCAGTTCTTAATGGAAACTAACCCAATGGGTCAAAAGATGGGTGATGTAGTTAAGTCACTTAATATCTTCGCTAAATCAGAGAATAAAACTGTTAATGGTAAAGATGCCATTGACTTAATTAAAAAATACTTAGGGGTTTAACATATGAACTTACAGAAAATGAATAGTATGGAACGTTTATCTCATGAAGTTATGCCTATGACCTTACAGGATATGTATAAGAGCTTTCACAAGTTCGCTACAAAACCGGGAGTAGCTTATAACTACTCTAATTTAACACCACGTCATGGTAAGCACTCTAATACCAAGTTAAATGGTGTAGTAACAGTAGGAGCACAGTATTTAGTTAAGGAAATCTTAATTAAACTATTTAATCGTGACTTCTTTTGTCGTAATAAAGCTGAAATAATTGCCGAGTATAAGTACTTTATTGAAGGAGCATTATTTAAGCAGGTAGATACTACCCATATTGAAGCACTACATGACTTAGGGTATTTACCTTTACGTATCAAAGCTTTACCTGAGGGTACTTTTGTTCCTTATGGTGTACCTACGGTAACAATGCAAAATACAGTACCAGGTTTTGGTTGGCTAGTAGGTGCTTTAGAGGATGAATTTAGTGCTGAGATTTGGCCTATTACAACTTCTGCTACTACAGCGTTTAACTACTTAATCACGTTTGAGAAGTCTCGTATTGCAAAAGAAATGATTCCATTCATGGGTCATGACTTTAGTTATCGTGGACTACCTGGACATGTAGCAGCAGGTATGATTGGTTTCGGCCACCTAACCTCATTCTATGGTTCTGATACCACACCAGCAGCTATCTTTGCTTGGAAGTATTACGGAGCTGACGTAGGTGGAGCATTTGCTGGTCATGATGTAGAGCCTATATTTGCCTCTGTTAACGCTACTGAACACTCAGTAGCTACTAGTGCAATAACTACTATTGAGAATGAATTAAGAGATACAGGTAAATATAAAGGAAAAACTAATAATGAATGGATTAGAGAATTGGAAGGATATTAGGGGTTATGAGGGGCTCTACCAAGTATCTGACCAAGGAAATGTTAGATCCTTAACTAGGACAGTTCAACAAATTTGTGGTCTAAATGGTAAGGAAGTTACTAGAAAGTACCTTGGTAAGGTTCTTAAGTTCAACTCAGACAGGAAAGGTTATCTGTACTTATCTTTAAGTACAGAGGGTAAACAGAAAACATTTAAAGTGCATAGATTAGTGGCTGAACATTTTATACCTAACCCACAAAATCTACCGGAAGTGAATCATCTTTATGGTAAAAAAGAAGATAATAGGGTATCTAGCCTAGAATGGAGTACCTCTAGTGGGAATAAGAAACATGCTATTAATATGGGATTAAAAGAGAATCCTTTTGGAGATAAAGCTCATAACTATCGTGGAGATGTAGAAGTATACAATAAAGAAGAAAAACTAATTGATATACTTAAAGGACACAAAGATATAATAAGTAAAGGTTACTCCTCTTCTGGTGTTAGTGCGTGCTTAACAGGTAGACAAAAGACCCATAGAGGGTGTACATTTAAATTAATACATAAGGATAGACACAATGGATAATAAGTTACTAGCAGAAGTTTTACATATGAAAGAATTAATGACAGAAGTTGCACCTACTGGCATACTATCTATGGTAGCAGATAGTTATGACTTTTGGTCAGTAGTATCTATAGGACTACCTCTACTAAAAAATACCATCATGGCTCGGGATGGTACACTAGTTATTCGTCCTGACTCCGGTGACCCAGTTAAGATTGTTTGTGGTTACAAACTATTTAGTAAGTTTAAGTTTGAAACCCTAAATGACGCACTTGGCCATGCAAGCGCATTCCCACAAGACACATATGACTATGAAGTATATGAGTTAGAAGATGGACGCTTCGTTGATATAGAACGTGGTTGTTACGTAGAGAAACATGAAGTTAAAGGATTAATTGAATGTTTATGGGATATTTTCGGTGGTACTACTGATACAGAGGGTTATCGTACTCTAGACTCACATATTGGAGCAATCTATGGTGACTCTATTACGTTAGCTCGTTCAGCAGAGTTCATTGAACGTCTAGAAGCTAAGATGTTTATCCCTACATGTGTTCAGGGTATTGGTAGTTTTTCATATCAATACGTTACCCGTGATACTCATGGCTTTGCGATGAAGTCCACGGCGATTAAGTTTGAGTGGAACAGAGAGTGGACTCCTATATGGAAAGAGCCTGCTACTGACTCAGGTAAGAACTCTGCAAAGGGTCTTATGATGGTTAAGTCTTTCAATGATAATACTATGTATCAATTAGTAGAGAATGTATCAGCGGATATGGAAGCACGTGGCGCCTTAGATATTATCTTTGAAGATAGTGTACTATTTAAGGAAACTACACTTACTGAAATTCGTAACAATATCAAGAACATTAATCGCTCTTTAGCTATCAAATAAGCTGTAACGTTGAAAAAGCACTTCCATTGGAGGTGCTTTTTGCGTATAATAGCTTTATAGAATTGAGAAAGGGAACGAATAATGGAAAAGCAAATAATAGAAGCAGCAAATAACCTTATGAGATACATACTAATAGCCTATGGTTTTGAACTAAAACATAGAGTTACTATTAAATTTGACTTAAAAGGTCGTGCAGCAGGCGAAGCTATCTACTATGTGGAAGATGATGCTTTCGTTATTCGTTTTAACAAAGAAGCTGGCCTAGATTTTATAATATCAGATACTTTACCACACGAAATGGCTCATGTATTGGAAGCTGCTTTTGGAGGTAAAATGTCGCATGGTAAAGCTTGGAACTATTACTGTCTTGAGTTAGGTGGTACAGGTTTAACATACCACTCTCTAGACCTGACACCTGCTAGAAAAACTAGAATGTTCCTTTACGTAGTAAAGGGTGAACATTGTGAGTTAACCATTATTAGACATAATAGAATACAAAAGAAAGATATGTTCTACATATCCAACGATACTGGTAACGAAATTAGAAAACAACACTTTGTAAAGGAAATTATATAATGAAAGATAGAGGCAAGACATTCTTTAATAACTCATTCAACGAGACTGGATACATTAAGTGGCAAATTAAGTCGGGTAAAGATAGAACATATAAGGGCGACATATTAGATGGTAGTTTAATTATTGCGGACTGTAATAGTAATATATGCCTAGATTTTGATTGTGAAGAAGCACATCAAGTAGCCAAGCGCATTGAGAAACTTGATGTAATGATAACTGAATTAAACCGTATGCGCGAAGCTTTAGTTAAAGCTAACACCGAAATTACAACAACCAAAAAGTTCTATTACTAGGAGAAATACATGGGTTTATTTATTTATTTACTACTAAGCTACGTTATTACATCATATGTGCTTAGTTTTTTATTTATAGTTGATTTAATAGTAGTACCAGAAAAAATGGCACATTTTACAATAAAAGAGCGTGTAGTTATAATTGTATTTATGCCTGTAATGTTTATACTAGCTTTACTGCGTATTATCTGGGAAGTATCAGTAGCCTTTTATCGGAGAAACCGAAATGTTTAAAACAGAAACAACATTTGAAGCAAAAGTATCCGTTACATTCTTAGATGAAGATATGGCCTTCGAATACTTCATCCTAGGTGAATGGGCTAAGATATTTACTAAGTATCATGACCTAAAAGAAGTAGCAGAAGATATTGCTGGTACATTTATGTCGCAAAGTGAGGCTTGGAACTCTAAGTATAGAGCACATAAATGGTTAGAAGGATACGGAACCTTTGTAAAAGATAACATTAATGGCTATTATTTACTGGATACAGAATTATTTAAACCGGATAACTTTCCTGGTGTAATTATAATTACAGTAGAACAAGAATTAGAGGCTTACCACTCAGAGGTAGTTGAATAATGACTAAGATAGTAGCCTTAATAGTTCTAGGTACTATTCTAATGGTCAATGGTATAGCTGGGTTTGTTCAGATATACAGTTTAGAATTAAGTACACAGCTAGAAAATAAGAAGCAAGAAGTAGTAGAGTTAACTGAGAAAGTAGAGACTCAGCGACGAGCTTTAACTAAAGCTAAATATGATATAGCCCAAGCTCATAAGTATGCTGTATCCCAGAAAACCCTATGTAAAGTAAGGAATAAAGAATAATGCTAGATGCCAACCTAAGACACCTACCAATCAATAAACAATGCTTCATTAAAGTACATCACTGTGCTACGGGTTCATTCCTACATGACTTAGGTGTTCGTAATGAAGATATAATGATAGCTACTATGTTAGAGAAAAGCCATAGAGACCCCGCTATTATGCTATGTGTACCTTCGGGTGAAGTAGTGATACTTGCAGGTAGTCAAGAGGAATACTGGCTTGTTTATGAAGGAGCAATAACCCTTAGAGACTTCATTAACGAAGAATCCAGAACAAAAGCTGCTGCTATACTAGCTAAAGGAAACCGATTTAACTTAAAAAAGACTACCTAAGGGTGGTCTTTTTTGCTTTACAAAGTCATCAAAATTAGGTATAATAGTTCTATAAATTGAGGAGAGAACTAACCATGACATTTACAGAACATTTACTAAGTAGACATATGAACCTAGATGGTTATTGGGTAGACCTTGATAAAGAATTAGTTACATTTCCTCTATGGGGCATAAATCAAGCCTTAGCAGGTACGTTACAGTATAACTGGAAAGGTGAGAAGAAAGGCAAGCATTGTAAAGAAACAAGTAAGTATTACTTAATAAACCGTAAAGGCATGTATGCACCTTACGGACTAGAAACACTGAACCCTGAGTTAAAGAACATATACGTAGTTGAGGGAGCTTTCGATGCTCTAGCAGTACGAAACTTAGGATATAACTGTTTAGCTCTATTAACTAACAACCCTAAGCACTTAGTATCTACACTAAATGTATTACGTAGTAAAGGACATAATATAGTAGCCCTTTGTGAGGGAGATAAAGCAGGTAAAGAGTTAGCCAAATATGGTGATACAGCTCTTTACTTACCAGATAACGAAGATGCAAGCTCACTTCCTCAAGAAGTACTTGCATTTATACTAGAGGAAATGAAATAATGACTATTGAGCAATTAGAGCTTATAATGGAATTGATTTACCAAGAGATACTACGAGTACAGGCAGAGACAACAGAGTATGTACTACCTAGTTCTAGAATTAGTATTGAAAAACTTAAAACTAAGCGTATTCTAGAACTACAAGAAATTATGCTAGAGATAAACGATTTGATATTCGCCAAACAGATGGAGGAGGCATTCAATGAATAACATGGAACTATACTGTAAAGCAGATAAGGTAATGCGCTCGTCTACTACAAAAGAACAATTAAAGGTAGCCTTTGAATATATTAAGTTAGCTAGACGAGCTAGCTCCAAGGAGTGGGAAGTACACTATAAGGAAATGTTAGCTCTTTGTAAAGAAAAGTATGCTAGTGCTGAATTTTGGGGTAAAGTTTCATGGTAAATAAAAAATATATGAAAGAAGAAGAAAGATTACTACTGTACCATATGTTACAACTAAAATCTCTAGTTAATAGAGGTAAGGCTTCTAGAGGTATATGTTTTTATGCGCGTAGATACTCAAAACAATTATTTCCTTACTTTACTACTTGGGTACATTTTAGTGGTAGTACGACATGGCCAATACGCTCTACTGATAAGCATCTTACGGATTCATCTATGTGGACTTACGCATCTGGGTATAATCGACTAATGTGGGAGGGAGATTATGGAACTTTACGTAAAGACTTACTAGACCATGTTATTAAAGAGCTATTAGCTAAAACTAGGATACAACCTAAATACGATGTTAGATACTGGTTATTCCGTATACAAAGGAGTTTGGCATGGACGAGCTAATGGACAGACTTTTAGAACTACAGTCTATTAGAAACAAGCTAATAGAAGATTTAGACAGTATCAATGAAGAAATTGAACAAGTACGTGCAGAAGCAGAGGAATATTTATAATGAAAAGATTACAAAAGATGCGAGCAATTAATCCTGCATTAGAAACATTAGCTTCGTTAACGCTAGACCAAGGGATTACCAATGAACAACACGTTATGCAAATAGCTAGTGATATATTTGCAGCAACAAACGATATGGAAGTATTCAAGTATACATATCGTCACCTGACTATCCTACGCTTATGGGCATTGAAGAAACAGAAATATGAGTCTGGCATCTATAAGGGTAAACGAGTATTTGCTACACGAGATTCAAGTAAGCATGTAGTCTCTGTGCTGAAAGCACAGGGTTACAATGTTAAGTTCCCTAATAACTTAGATTTCTTACACAACCTATTCCGTGAACATAAGATTACTAAGTTTGCAGAGTTTAAAACAATTATACAAGAACGTAGTCCAGCTATCTTTGGTACTTATGCACAAATGCAGATAGATGCTATGCTAGAGTATGGACATTTAGGAGAGTAAAATGTTAGTATATGTAAATAGTAAACACTTCTATTTTAATGGTGAATTGATTAGTATAACTAAGTCTACATGTATTGAGATATATCAAGCAGATAACGTAGTTGTTCTAAACTTCATGCTATTAAACGAACAACGCACATATCAAACAAAGTTTGTATATCAAGAAATATCTAAGGCAGTAACTGAAACCAATATAATGAGAAGATTAGCTGGTAAAGGCTCTGATGCGTATGTTGGTAGAAGCTCTGAAGCATATAAACTATATTCTAGAGTAATTGAGGCTGCTAGAGCTATTAGAGGAGGATTCTCACTAAGTAGAGGTGAGTATAATAGTCATGAGTTATACTTAATAGATAACTATCTGCGTTTTAAAGGTAAACTACCAGAAGTAGAAGCGAAGGGTAGAAGTGAAGGACTAAAAGAGCAAATAGATAAAGCAATGGAGAATGAAGTGGAAGAAGTAGAACCAATGGATAAGTGGGTTAAGAGATTAGCTAGTCTGATATATGTGCAACATATGGGGTACATTAACAAGGATACTGTAGCTAATTATATTAGTAAAAGATTCCCAACCCCACATAATAAGAGAGGTATACGTTGGGAAGAAGATATGAGAACAATGGTAGAACTAGCTAGCCTAGACTTAATAACTAAGCATGAGCTACATGAGTTCGTAGATAAGTGGGTGAGTAATGTTTAGATATATTAATAGAAACACATTCGAATTTGGACAACACAGATTCCTATCTAGTATAGGTAGTTACAACATTATGCGTAGCGGATGTGATGTAACTTTAAGCTTTACAGACCATAAGGAGATTGTAGTAACTGTATCATATGGCAGTGCAAAGGATGCATTACTAGTTCAAGGTTGCTTACGTATAGCTACTCGTGGTAGAAAGTTGGACGAGGATATTATCTTCCTACTAGTGCAACGTATGCTTGAGGGTACTGACGAAGAGTTTAGAGATTGTAGTAACTACCGTGTATATTATAATTGTGCGGAAACATTATATGTAATAGATGCATCAGCTATAGAACTTCATAAGAAGCTAGTAGTAGATAGTTACGCAAAGGAAATAGATAAAGTTAGTAAAAGATTCGATATATCAGATTTGGGGGTAGAATAATGTTTACATATTTAAATCACAACTCATTCATATTTATGGATACTAAAGTTAACCCTAATATGGGTAGCGCTATTAGAGTTATTAGGAATGGTAATACTATTACACTAGTGCATAATATCTCTGATGACCTAGTATATGAGTATCCTTTAGAGTCGGAAGCTATCATAGTTCAAAAGGCTATGTTAATTGCTTTTTCAGGGAATAAAGATTTTGCTAATACTATACTAGATTTAGTTAATAATATGCGAGTAGATATTATCACTAGAAGATTAGTCAAACACTGTCCCGTAGGATATTGTGCATTTACCTTGCTAGAGTATACTAAGGAGATGCGTGAGATAAAGGAGGCTACTCTAGAACAACAAGAGTTAGTTAATAAACCTAAAAGAAGAAAGCCCAAAGAAGAGCTTAATAAAGAGTGGGGAACACCCGCTGGTATGGAGTTAGATTAATGATTAATGATTATTTAGCAGGTGGTTGGTCAGTAGAGCCAGTCAACATTATACTTGATAAAGACAAATTCGCTAGTATTAGAGAATTTGTTGATATAGCAAAAACTCATGCAATATATATTATGTTGAGTGAAGAAGATAGGATTAAGTTGCTTTCAGGGGATGGGGATGATATTAAAATATATCAGCTACAGCAAACAGTAGCACCACTTTGGAACTCAAAAGGTGTGTATAGTCAAGGTAAGAATAGTTCTAAACCTAACTATGATATTGTAGCATACAAAGCACAAGTTGGAACATTTAAACGTGTATTTAATGTAGAGTACTTAAAGCAATCTGATGCGGCTTTACTTCTAGACCCTAAACATGTATATACAGATGGTAAACTAAGACCTTATATAAAGAAGTTATGTGTTGTTCACACAGCTAATAACAACTTTGTAATAACAACACATCAGATAGTTAGAGATTATGCAGAGAATGCAGAAGCGGATACTAAGCTAGATGAAATACCAAAGTTCACTCCTTTTATACTAAATACAGATAATAAGTTCTTAAAGTATTTTAGTTGGTCTTGTCCTGTGGGATATACTAAACTAATGGAGGATATAAAGAACGCTCTTCCATATATTGATAAGTATGATTCATCTATAATTATAGACGATACAGACTTCCCCGAAGAAGCAACTAATAATACCACAGGGTTAGACCGTATCTCGGAGATTACTATTAACCGTAATCTAGTGAAGATAGGATATATAATCTCTACTGAGATACCCGTTCTTATTGCAAAAACATGTATTGACAAAAATATGGAATCCTAGTAAAATATATACTTAGCAGAAAAGCGAGACTTCTGCAATCACTAAACCCCCGAACTAGAGAGGGGTGAAGGAGGTGGGGTGAATGAACCGACGACAGTCGACTCGAGTGATTCGCCCCAACCTACCAAACACTCTCTATCTAATACAAAAGAAAAGAGCCAAGTCCAAGCTTGGACTTAAATACGCTTTATGGCTCTTTACGTCTAAAAATAGACTTACCTAAAAAATTTACAGCAACATTGAAAGCTTCCGATTCCGCTAAGAATTAGAAGCCCTTTTCAAAAAACAGACTACCTTAAAAAACAGACTTGCCTAAAAACAGACTACTCTTATTTTGAACATCATTTCCTGAAAAAGCAACTCCAAACTTCCGCTTCACCCACTTCTAGCAATTACTTATAGATCTTGCACTAATATAGGTTTTGCACTTATACACCACAATTCCCCCTTGTTCTACAATTCTAGCAATTCCCCCTTATTCTACAATTCTAGCGATTCCCTTTGTTACATAATTCTAGCTCAATTGCTTTTTAGGGATTACTCTAATTAGCTTCGGGTACCGCTTTGTTGCTTTCCGGGATAAAAATG